CAGGCATCTTCTACCAAGAAGACCAAGACTATCTATCGCCACAGACTAACCAGTCATGGCGAGGCATTTGGATATTCAATGAAGTCAACAACGGTAGCTTTGACGAGCTGCCTATTAGTATGTCTTATCTGCGTAAGAAGTTTGGGGAGAAAGCAGAATGAGTCTAACATTCACTGAGGTTAAGTATCAGCTTAGTATGCTCGACGAAGTCTTGGTGCTAGAGATACTAGAGATTAACTCCACAGAGCTAGTAGACCGCTTTGAGGATAAAATAGAAGATAAACTAGAGCAGATCATTGAAGGTCTGGGAGGAGATACAGATGAGCTTTCTTGACAAGTCACCTGCTGAGGAGTGGGACGCTGTAAACAAGAAACGTAGGGCAGAGGCTAGACGCGTTGGTGAGGCTATCAAAGCTGAAGAACGTGTTGTGGCTAGGCTGTCTACCTACGACGCTATAAACCCTAGTCACTACAAAGGCAGTGGCATAGAGTGTATAGAGTACATTAAAGAACGACTACCTGCTGACGCCTTTCTAGGCTATCTCAACGGCAACGTCATCAAGTACACGCATAGGTGGCAAGAAAAGAACGGCATAGAAGACCTACGCAAAGCACGTTGGTACTTGGACAGGCTGATAGAGGAGCAATGTAATGGTAAAGATTAATAAGTTAATAGACCTGTGTACTCAATGGAGCAGCGACAGAGGCATCTTTGTCAACGGTACATTGCAGACACAGGCACTAAAGCTCGTTAGTGAGATAGGTGAGTTAGCTGACAACGTGGCAAAGCAGCGTGACATACAAGACGATATAGGCGACTGCATCGTAGTGTTGAACAACTTAGCCGTCATGAGCGACACAACTCTGGCAAAGTGCTTAGAAGTCGCATACAACGACATCAAAGACCGTAAGGGTTACTTAAACGGCGCAGGTGTCTTCATTAAAGATTCTGATAGGAAAGTAGCATGAGCGAATTTAGAAACAGTTTTGGTGAGTCAATCTTCCGTAACAAGTACGCACTCACGCCTACACAGACGTGGGGCGAGAAAGTAGACGACATTGTCAACGACGTGTGTACAGGGATACTTGAGAAGGAGGACATGGACGTTCTTAACAAGGCTATGAAGGAGTTTAAGTTCATGGCAGGTGGTCGTTATATTTACTACGCAGGACGACAGGCGAAGTTCTATAACAACTGTTACCTACTCAAAGGCGAAGAGGACACACGAGAGGAATGGGGAAAGCTAGTACAACGAGCAAGCGATTGTCTCATGAGCGGCGGCGGCATTGGCATAGACTACAGCGTCTTTCGTCCAAGCGGTTCACCACTGGGCAGGACAGGCGGTCAAGCGTCAGGTCCGTTGCCGCTAATGAACAGCATAAACGAAATAGGCAGAAACGTGATGCAAGGCGGCAGTCGTCGTAGTGCTATCTACGCCTCTCTCAACTGGCGACACGGCGACGCTGAGAAGTTCTTGACAGCTAAGGACTGGCACGCACTGCCTATCGCTGACGGCGTTACAGTGTTCGATGCTAAGCAGAACAACTTTAACTTCCCTGCGCCTCTAGACATGACCAACATCAGCCTTAACTATGATGACAAGTTCTTAGACGCAATCAAAAACGGCTTCTTGCCAGACACGTTTGTGCAGAATTGCAGACAAGCGTTGATGACTGGAGAGCCAGGATTTTCTTTTAACTTCGGAGACAAGGAAAATGAAACTCTTAGGAATGCCTGTACAGAAGTCACCAGTGCTGACGACAGTGATGTTTGTAACCTTGGTAGTATTAACATCGGTGCTATTGATGACATCGAGGAGTTCAGGACGATCGTTCGAGCTGCCTCAATGTTCCTCGTCGCAGGGACACTCACTGCAGAACTACCCACAAAGAAAGTGTACGCTGTCAGAAACAAGAACAGGAGACTTGGTCTGGGCTTGATGGGTATGCACGAGTTCTTGCTAAAGCGTGGCAGCGACTACGAAGTCACTGAAGAGCTGCATCGTTGGCTAGAAGTGTATCGTGAGGAGTCTGAGAAGGCCGCTAACGCCCTTTGTGACGCTCAGGGTATATCACGCCCTGTAGCCTATCGCGCAATCGCTCCTACAGGCACTATAGGCATCCTAGCAGGCACTACAACAGGCATTGAGCCTCTGTACGCTGTTGCCTACAAGCGTCGCTACTTAGTTGGCGGTGACAAGTGGAAGTATGAGTACGTTGTAGACGCTACAGCGGAAGACTTGATTAACACACACGGCTTAGACCCTGACAAGATACAGACATCGTCGTCTATGGTGAATGACTTTGAGCGTCGCCTGAAGTTCCAAGCTGACGTGCAGGACTACGTTGATATGTCTATCTCGTCAACGATCAACTTGCCTTCTTGGGGCAGTGAAGGCAACAACGAAGACAGAGTGATGGAGTTTGCTCATGTGTTGGCTAAGTATGCACCACGTCTACGAGGCTTCACTTGCTATCCTGACGGCGCTCGTGGTGGTCAGCCACTGACGATGTGTAGCTACAAAGAAGCTACGAAGCACAAGGGTGTGGTGTTTGAGGAGAATAGCGAGACTGTGTGTGCCTCTGGAGTCTGTGGCATCTAACACACTGTAGATGGTAAAAAGCCCTGTAGAGCATCCCAATCTCTACAGGGCTTTTTCGTTTACGTCACAGGGACGATCCTAAGGTAGCACAAAGGATTCTGTTACTTACGTTTAGTCATCTTAGGCTTAGTACCTTTCTTAGCTGCAGCCTTCTTAGCCGCTGCCTTGCCTTTCGCTGTGTAACTGTATTCCTTACCGTTAACCATTGGCATAGTCTTGCTCCTAGATTGTCAAATCAAACTTATTACCGTCACTCTTAAACAACTTAAAAGAAACGATAGCTGTGAATGTACTTCCTGCGTCAGGCGTTACAGTGAGGTAATCACCTTCCGTCATAGTCAGAAACGCACCTTCACCGCCAAACTGGTCATAGTTTCCGTCACCAAGAGACTTGTTAGACTGGAAAGTTATTGTTTCACCGTCATGCCAAGCAGCTGAGTAGCCTGCTGTAGAGCCTGTACCGTTGGCAATGAACAACATAGTCACACGAGCTTCGTAGCCTGTAGGCACTGTGAAGAGCGTGTTAGACGTCCCTGCAGTTAAGTTCTTGCCTATAGAGTAGTATTCTTCTCTAAACATTTAAGTATCCTAATGTGTTGACGAAACGGCGAAGTCATGCTATTCTTTTGACGTCTCCGCCGCCGCTGCAGTTACCTATAGCGACCTAGTTAGGCATCTGTGCTTGCAGCGCTGCTTGCTCTGCTTGTAGTGCCGCTTGTTCCGCCTGCTTTTCTTCAGATAAGGCTTTATTGAACAAATCGTAATAGGCAAATGTTGACTGACCTAAAGAGCTATTACCAAAAGCAGTATCTCTTAGTTTAGATAAGTCAGCATTGTTTCTCATTAGCAAGGCTGACAACGCTCTAGCGTCTCTTTTTCCTGCAGGGGTGTTACTGACATAAGAACGTGCAATTGCCTCAGCGTCGTTGCCTGCTCTTATCATACCCTTCATTAAGTTACCATTGTTCTTTAGGATTGATAAAGACAGATTCTGTAGTCCTTTTCCTATCATGTACGAGCTTACTGATGTGCCTGCTCCAACAGCAACAGGAAGAATTATAGAAGGATTTGCTGTCGCATAAGCAGCTGTAGTAATAGCACCTGCGATTGCACCAGATGCTAGAGCGCCTGTCTTAGCTCCTAAGTTGCCTAGCGTCATTAAAACGTTCTCTAGCTTTCCTCCTTTTATAAAAGATTCTATCGCTTCCTTTTCTGCTTTGGTAAACGACATTGTTTTCTTGTCGCTCTTCAGTAAGGAAGCCATCCCTTTTCTTAAATACTGCTCGTAAGCCTTAGGGTTTTTAGCATCCCTGTTTGAATGTGCGTTTATTGCAGCATCACTGCTTACTTTGTCTAGTTGCTTGCTTGTGTTGCTTCTACGCCACAGCTCCCTAGCTGTTTTAACAGCTTCTGCTATAGTTCTGCCGTCAACTGTCTGACTAGGGGCGCTGCCAGTCATTCTTAGTATTTCTTCGTCAATCAACTTAGCAGCAATGCCTGCTGTTCTAGCTATGTCATCAGTACCTGCAGCAGCTTGCTCAGCTAGTTTTCCTCTAGCTGTGTCGATAGTGCCAAAAGTAACGTCACCGCTTTTAATCGCATCCAACAGCTTTACAACGCGATTACGAACTGTTCCGTACATAGGGTCAGTAGTTATTTCTTCATCAAGAAACTTACTAAGGTTAGAAGAAAGACGCTGTGTGCTTTCCTTTCCTGCTTTTACGCCTAGTTCGTCTAGTTGATTGTAGATATAGCTAGAAGCGCCTTTTAAGGCTTCAGTGCTTGGTATAGCTTCATTTAAAAGTCTATTGGTTGCAAAGTTCGTTACTTGCTTCAACAAAGCCTGAGCAGCCGCAGGAGTTATGATCTGACCACTGAGTCGTGCAAACTCTTCAGAGCCTTCTGGTAGAAAATCAGCTTGTCCTGCAAGAGCAGCAGCGCTTTCTCCACCTAAGCCGCCTGCTGTGCCAAAGATAATGTCATCAATAGGTTTGCCAGAGCCTAACAGCTCAAACACGTTCTTAGCTGTGCCTGTTTGCAAACTTTTAGCAATCATTTGGGAAATAAAGCGTTGAACAGGCGCTCCTGACATAACCATGCCTGTAAGTTCGCCTGTGCCTGCTGCGATGTCTGT